TCACCACACCAAATTGCGTTCCATAAGACACATCCGAATAATACTTTCATCTTAGTCGAGGCCCTTTGTCAAAGGTCCTCGAAACTTGTTCAGTACTACTTGATCCCTGGATCAAGGATAGATGAGCTTGTAGCTTGTGGCTTGAAGCCTAAGCTTGACGCTTGTCGCTTGGAGCTTGATGCTTGTAGCTTGAAACTTCAGAACCTGAACTAGGTTCTGGTTTAGTGGTGCTTGATGCTTGACGCTTGAGGCTTGCAGCTTGGTGCTTCCTTCTCTCTGCCCTGAGGGCTGCATAATACTTCGGGGATCTAAACATGTTAGTGAGCTTTGTAAGATATATTTTTTATATCAGGATTCCAACATTGTCTACAGTCTAAACATTTATTTCCCTGTGTTGAACTTGGACAAACCATTGATGTAGCGCCGAACCAGGATTGGTCCTTTGTAATGACGCTTGAAGAGTTGGGCCATGATTCGGGCGCCAGCTGGTCCATCATCGGCGCGCTAAATCTAATTACTAAATTAGCGGGCTTGCGGTCGAGATGGTCCTTGACCCATGCTTCACGGGTCGGCATCCAGTGCCGCCTTGTGGGCGTTAACCTACAGACTTCATAAATTTTATTTAAATGATCTAAGTCCTGTACATCTCCTGAATCGTGCCAGCGGAACACGTTCGACTTCTTGCTGTTGATCAGGTGAGCCAGAGCCTGGACCCACTTCGTGGATCGTATTGCTGCCAGTCTTTTGTACTGTGCATCCTGGACCACCTTAAACACGTAACAGCCCTTGAGCGCGTAACAGTCATAACAGACTGAGTCTTTAACCTTCCGCAGCTTGGACCCTGTTTTGCATTCTTTCGCCGGCAGCCCAATGGACCAGCCAGGCATCTTAGAGGGCTTTGACAGGCCTCCAACTATTTTCCATGCTTCTTCTGTTTTCATAATTTCTCCTTTATAATCCTATTGTAGCTTGACGCTTGCTGCTTGTCAAGCTTGCCGCTTGTTGCTTGGTGCTTGGTGCTTTTTTCTTTTTGTTATTTAGAATCATTCTAATCTGCCGCCTGCAGCCTGAAGCTTGGCGCTTGTAGCCGTTGGCCAGGAGCCATTCAGCATGCAGCTTTAATATATTAATTCCATAACTTTCTAATTGTCTACTCATACTTTCTGATCTGGGATCAGTTGTCTTATGGCAAGCGGATTTCTCCGGCTGGACATTCCAACGCCATTTCCAACACAACTGATCCGGTGTATCCTACTATATCCCAGATCCATTGTCAAGCTTGTTGCTTGCTGCTTGATGCTTGTAGCTTTTCTAACTTTTCAATACGATCTCTCAGCCACGCCATACTGATCCCAGGTCCATCTCACTGAGGCCCAGCGGCAATTGTTTACCGGTGCACCAGGGCCTACCACTTATAAGGTGGG